TGCAGTAAACCCAGATGATACAACAATTGAAATTAATTCAGATGCATTAAGAATAAAAGATTTAGGAGTTACAGCAGCTAAAATAGCAAATGGGGCTGTTACAAATACACAAGTAAATGATGCAGCTCAAATTGCACATACTAAATTAAATTTATCAGGTTCTAACTTAATTAGTGGTTCTTCTCAAATATTACTTGGGTCAACAATACTTAGTGGTTCGGGTGGTACTTGGAATGCAACTGCAGCTATGGTAACTGGTTCTTTATTTGGAGAAAAATGGACTACTGGTGATGGAACAGATTCAACATCTAAAACTACTGGAACATTAATTGTTAGTGGTGGTTTAGGTATTTTAAATACAATAAGTGCTGGTGGTGATGTAATTGCATACGCATCATCAGATGAGAGATTAAAAGATAATATTCAACCAATTGAGACACCATTAGAAAAAATTTCTAAGATAAGTGGTAATACTTTTGATTGGAATGAAGAAAAACAGAATACTTATAAAGGTAGAGATTACGGAGTAATCGCACAAGAAATTAAGGCAGTGATGCCTGAACTCGTAGATACGAGAGATAATGGTTACTTAGCAGTAAAATATGACAAAATTGTTCCTTTACTGATTGAAGCAATTAAAGAATTGAAACAAGAAATTGAGGAACTAAAATCTAAATAGAATTTTAGTTAGATGGCACAAACAATATTATTAAGGCGTTCTTCCACACAAGGAAAAGTCCCAAGCACTTCCAATCTATCGCTTGGTGAATTAGCAATAAATACATACGATGGTAGAATATTCTTCGAAAAGAATGATGGTTCTGCTGCTATAGTGCACATTGTAACTACGGATTCTGTTAGTACAGGTTCAATTGAATTAACCCAAACAGGTTCATTCGGTCAAATTGAATTAGATGATAGCAAATATATAAAGATAGGTACAGGAGATGATTTTACCATTCATCACGATGGCACCGATACTAAGTTAGAAAACGAAACAGGTGATTTATACATCATCAATGATACTAACGATAAAGATATAATATTTCAATCAGATGATGGGTCTGGTGGACTCGCAACATACCTTACTATAGATGGTAGTGCATCAACAATAGAAGCAGCTAAAGCAACAAATTTTGCTTCTGCAGTTAATATTGATGCAACTACACAATCAACATCTAAAACTACTGGAGCATTAATAGTAGATGGGGGTGTAGGTATCGCAAAAACACTTCAAGTTGGAGAAGATGTTGTAGCATATGCATCATCTGATAAAAGATACAAAGATAATATAATACACATATCAAATGCGAATCAAAAAATAAAACAATTAAATGGATATGAGTTTGATTGGAATGATAAGCATGAAATATATAAAGGAACGCATGATATTGGTGTAATTGCACAAGAGGTAGAAAAAGTATTACCTGAAATTGTAACTACAAGAGATAATGGATATAAAGCAGTTCAGTATGAAAAAATTGTAGCACTTCTTATAGAATCAAATAAAGAATTAATCAATAAGGTAGAGGATTTAGAAAATAGAATCAACTATTTAGAGGAGGATTCAACAGTAATAAAAGGCATAGATTAATGTACGATGTTTATTATACTACAGGCGGAGGGCCTTGGGTAAACGCTGGTACTGATATGTGGGTTAATGATTTCTTAGAATTAATTGTACCACATTTAAAAGTTACACCAAAGCTTCTTATACATAGAACAAAACCCAAAGGATTCGAAGATTATAAATTTCCAATAGAAACTCATTGGCAAGGAGAAAATGTTGGTGAATTTGAAGAATTATGTAATGGTGCTAGAAGAATAAATATATTGCATGGTCATTATACACCAATGAAAGCAATAGTAAATAATAAGAAAAAAATTCATTCAAATGTACTACATAATTCAGTAGACCATATTTTGAAATCACAAGTTGGTACAGATGCTGGAATAGGTTGGCATCCTTGGGTAGATTCAGCATGGGAACAAAAAATTAATAAATGGGCGAAACATTCTTTATGGGTTGGGTTATTTGATATTTTAATTCCAAATGAAAAATTACCAAACTTTTATGAATTTAAACATAATCTTCCATTAAGTAAATCTAACAAATTAGGATTTGCTGCTAGATGTGAGGGAAGAAAAAATCCACATTATTTAGATGGATTGGAATCTCTTGTATTTACAAATTCTTTTGAATTTAATTTATTTTGGAAAAATGGTGTTAAACTTAATTTAGATAAAGCAAAGATTTATCATTATTATAGTAACTTTAAAGAAAAGTTTTATGGAATGGATTGGGGTATATCTCATTCTGCATTTACATATGAACCATTTGGATATGGTATATTTGAGGCAGTAGATAGAGGAAAGTTACCAATTTTACATACATCTTGGTGTAAAGATTTTAAATATCCATATAAAGTTTCTAATAAAAAAGAATTTACAGATATTTATACAAAGATATGTAATGATTCATATGAAACTAAAAATCATTGGTTTAATACTATAAAAAAGTATATGATTGATAATTATTCAGATAAACAATTATGGATTAGTTCATTATTAAATATTTATAACATATAGGGAAACTAATATGGCAACATTAGCAACGGGAAATACATTATCATTAAATAGTTTAGCAACAGCTACAAATCAAAGTTCAAAAACATTGGGTACTTGTGCTGGTAGTACAGCAACTCCAATATCAATGTCAGCATTTGCTATAGATGCGGTGAGTTCAATAAATGGATATACTTATGTAGTTGAAAGTACAGCAGAAGATTATTCTGTAGTATTTAGTGGGTCTGGAGATAGCCATACAGGTAGATTTATAAAAATAGCTGAACAGAAAAAAAATTATGATTGGTCAATATCTTCTTCTGGAACTACATATTTCACATCAGCATCTTATGATGCAGCAGGAGCTGCTAGTGGTTCTATAACTATTACTGCTGGAGATATGACAAATGCAGGAAGTCAAACTCAATTAGTGGGAGCTCAATCTCATACACTTTCTGTAAAATTCGCAGATGGGTTTAATGACCATATAGGAGCAGGAAACAAATATAATACAGCAGTTTCAAAAACAATATATTCGGTAGATTCATATGATGGTAATGCAGCTGCATTATGTTTAATATCCGAATCACCTATAATAAAAGCAGATGGAAATGTAGTTGAGGTTGGAGACTTAAATGAAGGTGATGAATTAAAAGGATATGCATTAGCTGGATTATCAGAAGATTCAGATGGTGATTTCTTAGAATGGGAATCTGATACAATAGGTGAAACTCAAAAAAATGTAAAAGTAGTAAATGTAACTTACTCTTTTAGTAGCAAAATATACAACATTAATAATGGTGAAATAAAAGGTACATCTGAACACCCAATGTTAATAAAAGATAAATCAGATGGAAAATATAGATTTAAAGAATTAGTTAGGCTAGAGATTGGTGATTATTTAATTCAAGAAATAAATAATGTATTAACTGAAAAAGAAATCACTTCAATAGAAATAGAAACTGATGAAGTAGAAATTGTATCGTTGGATGTAGAAGTACAAGATACATATTTAGTTAATGGATATGTAACTCACAATAAAGGTGGAAATTCTCATACTGATTTAACTGCACCAGATGCACCATCATCATTAGCATTTAATTCAGGAACAGATGTTCTTAGTTGGACAGCACCATCATCAACGGGTACAGGCGGAATTACCGCATATGATTACCAAATTGATAACAATAGTGGCTTTGATTCAACAATAGCTTCTGTAACTGGGCATACTTCAACTAGTATTAGTAGTGTTAGTGGTATAAGTGGTATAGGAACAGGAACTAGATATCTTAGAGTAAGAGCTTATGACCAAGGTTTAGCAAGTGATTGGAGTTCAACTTTGACCTTTACTATAAGTGCATAAAAATATTTCGTTTTGAAAAAAACTATATATTTATATATATAATAATGTTACATTAAATTTTACAAAAAAATGGCAAAAGAAAAAGTACAAAAGTTTACAAAAGAAGAGATGGATTCAATATCTGAAATCAGAAATGAAGCATCACAAATTTTTGCTCAATTAGGTCAAATACATATTCAAAGAAGGAATGTAATGGCTGAGATTGAACAAAGAGAACTTGAAAATGAACAAAGGCATGATGCTTTAGTTCAAAAAGAGAGTGAGTTATATAAATCTCTCAATGAAAAATATGGGGATGGTAATTTAAACCCTATAGATGGAACATTTACCCCAACAGAAGTTGAGAAAAAATAACTTTTTAGAATTTTATTTAATACTTATATGTGTATAATATTACATTATCACTAAAGGAGAACAAAAAATGGCAGAAAAAATCGTATCACCTGGCGTATTTACAAGAGAAAATGATTTATCATTTATTTCGCAAGGAATAGGTGAGATAGGTGCAGCAATTATAGGACCTTTTAAGAAAGGACCTGCATTCGTACCAACAATCGTAAATACCCAATCAGAATTTGAAGAAATTTTCGGTACACCTGATGGAACTTACTATACAGGATATACCGTACAAAACTATTTAAGAGAAGCAGGAACTGTAACAATTGTTAAAGTAGGACATTTAGGAGGATATACTATGGTTGACCCAGTGGGTATCGTAGTATCTGGTTCTAAAGATGCAGCAGCTACCACTGGTAGTGCTGGAGCTAGAACATTAGTAGGTACACTATTTTGTACTGAAAATGGAACGGAATCAACTGGATTCCCATCAACTACTAACACAATTGAATGTCAGTTATCTTCTTCTACTTTTAATATTAGTGGTTCACAATTAGGAACAGCAGTATCCGCATCGGTAGTTCCAGCATCTGGTAGCGATATCAGAGATATATTTGGTAATTCACCGCTTGGAAGTAAAAATGCATATGTTTATCAATACTTTGAAAACAATGCTACAGCACACGCTAACTATTTTATAGATAGTGGTTCATCTGTAGAGTTTGTATCTTTAGCAGACCAAGACTTGAATGTTGATACTCAAAGAGCAACTACACCTTATATTAAATCACAACTAATATCAGGTCAGAGACACAATCTATTTAGATTTAACACTATTGCACATGGTACAGATACGAACCAAACGTGTAAAATTTCAATATTTAATGTTAAACCTGCTGGAAGTTCAGCAGCTACAGATTACGCAACATTCTCAGTTGCAATTAGAAAGTTCTCAGATACAGATAAAAGAAAGAATGTTTTAGAAACATTTAATAATGTAAACTTAGACCCAGCTTCACCACAATACATTAAAAAAGTAATTGGTGATACATATATAACAATCGATTCAGATGGTAAGCAAACAATAACTGGAGATTATGCAAATAACTCCGCTTATGTTTATGTTGAGTGTGTTGCAGAAGGAGCATTCCCAATAACATCAGCACCATTTGGACATGGAGAATATACAAACCCAATTAATATTAGTGGTACAGCAACATCAGCAGAAGAAGATTTAGTACCTGCAGTAATAATGAGCACTGGTTCAGATGCAAATACTGCTAGTTCTAAAGTTAATTATTCTGGTATAGATGTTACAACATCTACTGTAAAGATTGATAATAAGAATTACTTAGCACCAATTCCAACATCAGCAGGAACTGGTTCAAACAAAGTATTCGCATTTGACTCAACAGTAACAGTAAATGGTAGTACATATGCATATGCATATGAGATGACTGGTTCAGCAGCTGTTGATATAGCTAAGAGACAGTTTACTGTATGTTTCCAAAGTGGATATGACGGAGTATCACCTACTATAAGAAAGAAATTAGGTTCAGATATTACCGCTGGTAACTCACAAGGATTTAATTTAACAAATTCGACAAGTAGTGGTTCAGTTGCATATGTTAAAGCAATTAACTCAATCTCTAACCCTGATGATTATGATATTAACTTAATATCAGCACCAGGTGTTATTCGTAGATTACACTCTTATGTGTTTGATAAAATTACTGATACATGTGAGGATAGAGCAGATGCATTCTTCATCGGAGATACAAATGCACATAGTGATACTATAGCACAAGCAACAACTCAGGCAGATGCAGTAGATTCTAACTATGTTGGTACTTATTATCCTTGGGTTAAAACAATTGATATTAATACTAATAAATTAACTGCAGTACCACCATCAGTATTGATGCCAGGTATTTACGCAGCTAACGATAGAATCGCAGCCGAATGGTTCGCACCTGCTGGATTAAACAGAGGTGGAATTGTGGGAGCAATTTCTGTATTAAACAGATTAACGCACGCTGAGAGAGATACACTTTATGAAGGTAAGGTTAATCCAATCGCATCATTCCCTGGAGAAGGAATTGTAGCATTTGGACAAAAAACATTACAGGACAAAGCTTCAGCATTAGATAGAATTAATGTAAGAAGATTATTGATTAAAGTTAAAAAGTTTGTAGCAAGTACTTCAAGATATTTAATCTTTGAACAAAATACGGCACAGACAAGAAATAGATTTATAAACACTGTACAACCTTATTTAGAGGGAATACAACAAAGACAAGGGTTATACGCTTTCAAAGTGGTGATGGATGATACGAATAACACTCCTGATGTGATAGATAGAAACATCTTAGCAGGGGAAATATTCTTACAACCTACTAAAACGGCAGAATTTATTGTGATAGACTTTAACATTCTTCCAACAGGGGCTTCATTCTCAGCATAACGAAAATTAAGAAACTATATATTTATATTATATAATAGGAGAAAAATAAAATGGCAGAAGTATTAGAATTCAACGAAATGTTTTATACCAACTTCGAACCGAAGATGAAAAATCGGTTCATTATGAACATAGATGGTATAGACTCATATTTAATTAAAACAGCCAACAGACCTACTATTCAGTTTGAACCTATAACATTAGACCATATCAATGTTAAGAGAAAACTAAAAGGTAAGGGTGAATGGCAAGATGTAGAGATTACTCTATATGACCCAATAGTTCCTTCAGGAGCACAACAAGTAATGGAATGGGTGAGAACATCACACGAATCCCTTACTGGTAGAGATGGATACGCAGATTTCTATAAGAAAGATGTAAACTTCTTTATGTTAGGGCCTGTAGGTGATAAAATTGAACAATGGACATTAAAAGGTGCATTTATTACATCTGCTGCATTTAATGATTTAGATTGGGCTTCAAATGACCCAGCTGAAATTACATTAACATTATCATACGATTACGCAATACTTGAATTCTAAATCGTAATTACATTGAAATAGGGAAGGTTCTTTTCGTAAGAACCTTTTTTTATGCTTTTTTTTCAACTTTTTAAAAGTTATATATTTATATACAAACCAAATAATATAAAAATATGGCTGAAAAGAAAAAACATGATTTTCCAACCGAAGTGATATCTTTACCTTCTGAGGGAAAATGTTATCCTGAAAAATCTCCATTATCAAGCGGACAAGTAGAAATTAAGTATATGACTGCAAAAGAAGAAGAAATACTTGCTTCTCAAAACTTAATCAAAAAAGGTATAGTATTAGATAAACTATTTGAATCAATAATAGTTGATAAAGCAATAAATCCTGATGAGATTCTTCTTGGAGATAAAAACGCAATAGTATTAGCAACTCGTATTTTAGGTTATGGACCTGAATATAAAGTAGAAATTGCCAACAAATATGGTGAAAACGAAGATGTTAGTATTGATTTATCAAAAATTCAAACAAAAGATGTAGATATATCTAAATTAAATAGAGATAATTTATATGATTTTGTAACACCTACAGGTAAAAATGTATTAAAATTTCAATTACTTTCACATGGTGATGAAAAGAAAATCGATATTGATGTTAAAGCTATGGATAGATTAAATAAAGGTGGTGTATCCGCTGAACTTACAACAAGATACAGATATATGATTAAATCTGTAGATGGAAAAGAAGATATTAAATCGATTAATAACTTCATTAATAATAAATTTTTATCAAGAGATACTAGGGCTTTTAGAAATCATATAATGGAACTCCAACCAGATATGAATATGAAGTTTGAGCACGAAGATATCGAAACCGGAGAGAAAGAGGAGATGGTTATCCCTTTGGGGATAGGGTTTTTTTACCCTACCGAGTAACTACTCATCTCAATTACATAATCAAATATTTGAAATGTGTTACTATGGAAATGGTTTCACATTTAGTGATGTGTATCAAATGCCTGTTCATATTAGAATGTTCCACTATAAAAAATTAGGAGAGGCAAAGAAAAAAGAGAAAGAACAACATGATAAGGAGATGAAAAAATCATCATCAAATGTCAGAAAACCAAATGTAAGAGTGAGGAGATAATTCCTCACTTTTTTTTTACTTTATAT